TACTTCATCGCCCACTTTTATGTCAAATGTTTTGCCTTCTAAATTTAATTCAGTCAACCGATCCGCATAATCCTTCTGTATTTTTTGTATCGCAGGAAGAGCATTTTTTCGGTAGATGTTGTGAAAAGCAACAGCAGTATTGGCATTATTAATCTGATTTTCGTAAATTAAAACTTGTTCTGGATAAGGTATGGCAACAAAATCGTGACCTGCTTCTATGGCTCTTTCAATTTGATGTTTAAATATTTCTGCAGTTGCGTCGATACGATCTCTCCACGGGACATCTGGCATATTAGCGCTGTTGATGTCTTCAAATTCTTTATTCATTCTATCAATTTGTTTTTGTATTTTATCGTAAGCTTTATTACCTATCGCATTCATATATCCCTGAGCACTTCCATGATCCGCTAATACGCGTTGTCGTATATCAGCTAAAGTAGGATCATCATCTGGTATTGTTCTTGCTTTTTCATTTAACTGTCTCTGGTTCTCCATTGCCATGTAATCAGTCGGATCATCTAAATCACTTTTTACTAAAAGCTTTTTTAATTCATTGTTAAAAATACGAGACGCTTGTTGTTCTAACACTTTTACCTGGTCATTGTATGTTTGTTTTTGTGTGAACATGGTATCAGGTTTATAAACCTTACCATTCCTATCAATACCTTTTAAAATATCGTACTGTATTTCATCGAGGTGTGTTCCTTTTAATCCTGAAACAGTTTCTCTTTCTGTAGAACGCACATGGGCCCATTGATGAGGAACATCAAAGTGTGCATTGATACCAGCATCGCGGTAATTAACCTGTCCTTTCAAAGGATTGTAAGTATACACATCTATGTTTTGTGTATTTCTTGCCGCGTCGTTGGGTAATAAAATACTTTTATGTTCACTTGTCGTTCCGTAATCTCTTTTTAAATTTTGTATTCTTGTAATAGCATTTCGGACTTCAGTCCCAAAACCTGTTTTGGTTAAAACCTCAGAAGCCTGATATACTTCTAGTGGAAAATTAGGTGTGTTTCTTGTGTAAATTAAATCGTCTGTGTAATTAGGTCGGCCTTGTGCTTTTTCTATTTGCATGACAATATTGGCCATAAGATCATCTGCTTTGTCATCTATAATATCCGCTTGTCTAGTTGTTAGTTTTCCGTTTTCACCCAAAGCGTTATTAACGTACGTTGCAAATCCTTTAAGTTGTTTATCAATGCTTGTAGCTAAATTTTTACCCAGTCCCCCATATTTACTATTTGTAGCAGAAGCTAGGGTAAAGTCTTGGGCATTATTGTATTGGGTCATGATGTTTTCAAATTCAGGCTTTAGATTTACTGCAGGTCCTTTTAAACTTACGTGGTCTGGATTAATTTGAGTCCCTCGCATTGCGCGCTGGTTCCATAAATCAGCTGCCGTAAATTTTTTATCCGGGTTTTGTATTAAGAAAAAACCAAATCCCGATTTATCTAATTCTTTTGCATGCCCTGCATTCTTTAATTCACCGTACCACTGATTACCTGTCTTTGCAGTATCAGGAGAATATTTGTTAGCAATAGATTCCATCATCATAGAATAACGCGAAAAGTCTCCTGTCTTCTCTGGCTTCTGTGATTGTATTTTTGTCACTTCAATATTTGTTGGTGACATGCCACCTTCTTTAACAAGTCCGTCTAAAAATTTTTCTGCTTTATCTCTAGACGTAAACGTATAAAAATCATCACCCTCCGGCGTTGCTATGTAGCCGCCTGTCTCCGTGTCCATAATAGTAAATGCTTCTTTTACTTGTGATCGTTTGTAATTTTTACCCGACCATTTTATTTTATTCAATTCCGTTGCTTGTTTCGCTAATCCGTCAAGACTGTTGTGCGATCCGATTAAATTAGTCCCGTCGTATAATTCTATTTTATTAGTATTCGGATTATACCGGCTGTTAAAACCAAGTTGTGCTGGTTTTGTTTTTGGAAAAGCAATGATTTGTTTTGTTACTTCGGTTGCATCTTCTACTTTGTCATCAACTTTTCGTGCAGCGTTGGCAATGTTATTTACTTTTTTAATTCGTGATATTGCTCCTAGGTTGTTGACACTTGATGCAATAGGAAGCATCATCATTGTATTTATTTCTGCTTGTAATTTATTGACCTGGTTCTCATCGGCTCCCGCGGCCTTTGCAATGTCCGACCAAGTAGCGGCAGGGAGCCTGACGAAGGTATCAAGTATATCGAAACCTTTTTCTCCGTAAGGGGCTACCGTATTCCATATGCCTTGGGTAATAGGATCAGCGTCTTTGAGAATAGGTAAATTTCTAGCGTCATACTTTTTACCAAATCCAGAACTAACAGGATCGAATAACTTACCTTTAAATAACGTACCAAGAAAACGGGATCCTGCTACCTCGTCCCCGACCCCCTCTTCCATAAAACTTTGTATGGCTCCTACGGAATTGGTTGGTTCGCCGTCAGCAAACTTGCCCCCTTCTTCGTATCCTCTTTTTTTCATTATCATGTCTAATGTTCTTTTAGTTTTAGATCTTTTGGAAAGAGGAATAACACGAAGAGTATATTCTTTCCCTATATCCTCCATTAATTTTATTATTGTTTTTGGAGATCCTAACGAAGTAATTTTTCCTTTCGCATCAATCAATTCCATATGAAGTCCTAGCTTATTCATATCTCGGTTAATATTACCCATTGTTTTTTCATAAGCTTCTTTTTTTAAAGTGTATGCACCTTTAGACATTTTGCCTTTTTGAAAAGCATCTTTAACTTGTAAAAAATCATCAAAAGCTTTGTTTGCCTCTACCTCATAAATTTTTTTCATGTTGTTTCTTTTTTGAGTCGTAAGATAACTTGGTTTATCATAACCCGATTTATGAGTTTTACTGGAAACAGGATAATCCATTCTAAGAGGATTATCTTTCGCTTTGGTAGCTGTCAAAACGTCGGCTTTATGTTCTCTTACGAGTCCTGCTCTAGATTTAAAATATTGAGGTCCAGCGGGATATTCATGAACAGTATACCGTGGTTTATTTAATCTATCTAAAACAATGTTTCTTACGGTGTCCGTTCCTTCTTTTGCAGTGGAGTCCAACCATTTACTAAAATTTACCGCACTATCCATAATAGATCCCGTAGGAACATTTTTTACTGCTTGTTTACTAACCGCCTTTGCAACTGTTCCTCCTGGTAAAATATCCATAGACGAATTTGCAATAGCTGTTCCTAAGTTACCTATACTAGCCAATGTAGGAGAAACTTTTCCCGTAGCAATATTTTTTGCTACTTCCCCTGCAAAGAAACTTATATCAGCAGGGTTACTAATTTTTAAACTATCTACTAATGATTCTATACCTTGACCAATAATAGAAAATTTTTCTCTTAGTTCAGGAGGAACAAAACGTTCTACCTGTTCTCCAATTCTAAATTTTTTACCTGCTAAAACTTTAGCTTGTACTCCTTTATTGGGCGTAATCTTTACCATTAATAATATCTTTCCTCACCTGCGTAATCAGGTATTCGTGGTTCTTCCCAATAATCATCAGGGAGTGTAACAAAATTACCTTGGCGAAAACGTAGCACGGCTTGTGTTGTTGAGTCAACATAATCGTCGTTGTCACCAAAAGGAAAGGCAGCACATTCCTCAATGACTTCTTGCGCCCACCGCTCATCAGGAACCCATACCTGACCTGCTTCGAATACCGGTGCTACAGCGTTTACTCTTACATGCTTATCATTTCCTTTGCTCGGTGTAAAGTTCGTAACGGGAATACCTACTTGCCGAAGTTCATGGGTCAGGGGCAATCCACTCGCTTTCGCTTCGATAATGATTGTTTCGGGCTCGTACTCTTTGTACTTAGCAAGGGCCTTGCGTTTGAGTTCCGGAAAATCCCATCTGCCTTTGATGGCATCGAGTAAAATTAAATACACCTTCCCGTCTGCTTCGGACGTAAACACGCCCCATGTGGTAATAGCCGAATAGTCGGCTGTTTCTTTTTTAGAGTACGCGGTATCGTAACTTTGTATGATATGTTGAATGCTATTAGGCGGGGTTCGTGATTCCCACTTCATCCACCACTCGCGTTTAATAATAGATCCTTCTTCGGAAGTTGGTTGTTGTTGCCATTGGGCCTGCCACTTCTGTTCGTTCAAAGACGCTTTGACCGACAACAATTCGTCCTTCTTCCAAAACTCAGGCCATATCGGATTACCTGTCTTTGGAAAGATGGCAGGGAATTCGATAACGTCCCATTGGTCTGCTTTAATTTCTTTTTGGGCCCCGATTAATTGTCCTGTTAAATCTTTTGTCGACCACCGTGTCATGACAATAACAATAATGCCCCCTGGTTGTAGACGCTGTCTTGGTCCCGAAGTGTACCACTCGTACGCATTATCGAACGCCGTTTCACTTAACGCATCTTGCTCGGAATGGGGATCGTCAATAATTAATAGATCTGCACCACGCCCGGTGATGGCCCCACCGACACCAGTAGCAAAGTACTCACCTCCGTGATTGGTTTCCCATCTTCCTGCTGCTTTACTGTCGGCCGATAGTTCGACGTCTGGAAACACGCGTTTGTAATCTTCGTGGTCCATCAGGTTTCTTACCTTCCTTCCAAAGCGGAAGGCGAGTTCGCCCGTATGCGTTGCTTGTATGATCTTGGTTTTTGGGGCATGGCCCATGATCCATGCTGGAAGTAGAAAGGATGCAAACTCAGACTTCGTGTGTCGTGGTGGCATATTCACGATCAACCGTTTCAATTTCTTTTCTTTTATCAGTTCAAATTTTTCAGCAATCTTTTTATGATGGTACCCTCCAATAAACTCAGGCCACACGGCTTTAACAAAATCTAAAAAATTTTCTTTTGCCCGTTCCGATGTTTCTAATTCTTTTTGTCGTAATTCTAATTTCTTTATTAACGCCTGAGCTTCCTCAGGGTTGGTAGTGTCAAAATCTAAAGACATTATTTTTGTTCCTTAAATTTATAAAAGTAATTTGTATCATCGCCTGCCGTCCATTTACTAACTGACTCTACAGCATATTCAATTGTAGATACTTTGAAGTCAGGTTGTTTTGGTTCCGCTGGTGTTAATGATTTATCATAAAACAAAGTTCTGTTGTTTGGTTGTGCTGCATAATGTTTGTTATCCAATTCTAAAATATTAAATGATTTATGTTCCGCAGGAACTTCCGAATAATTTATATTAGGGAGGTTTGGATCTGCGTGACAGCTATCAATAGTAAACAGATACTCACCTTCATACCATTGTTTGGATGGGGACAGGTAGCGTGCTTTAGGAGGCACGGTTGTTTTTTCTATAACCGTGATATGATAACTAAAAGCATCCCACAGTTCTAATTCTTCTAACTCAAGATCCAGCTCAGTAGGACTACTAACGAAAGCACTAATAGGGAGCTTATCATATACAGCAGCGTATTCAGGAAGATACGTTTCAAAGTATAACGCTCTACCTTGAATTGACTTAACAGATACCCAAACACCTTCTACAAACTCTCCGTGTCCTTTTTGATGATCATATAAATATTGTTTTTTAACATATACCTTCACTGGTGGTAAGTTAGCAACCAAGAATGCCATTCTTAGTATGTACAATTTTTTTATAATTTTTTCAAGGCAACATCTTTTTTGACGATGACGGGGGAGGGGTCTGTGTGTCCAAAACAGTGATTCAAGGGCAAGTCTACAGACAACAGGGGGGAAGGGGGTGCGTGCCAGTTTTTACGCAAGCGTTGATGCTGGAATTTATTAACTAACTTTATAACGCAATACACCCCACGATTTGTAGGGTGTTAAGTATTTAAGATTGTATTAGATTGTTTGGATCGGTGTTGTCGCAACAAACCAAAACCATAATAGGAATAATAACAAGGCGCTTGTTATAAGCGCCTTGATTAAAAAGAATATATACCTCATTGATTTCTAGTTAATCCGAAATTAGTTGCTAGCTTTTGAGCTAGCTCAGTTCCGAATTGAGTAATGGTTTCATTATCTCTATTCTTTAATATGAATTGAAATATCTCTTGGTCGAGAAATCCTGCCAACAGTTGCCAGTTAATTTCCTTACTCATATTGTTAATGATAGGCATATCACTTTGTGAAGTGCTAACGGGGTTATCCCCGTTAGTTGTAATTAAACTATTTAATTGTGTTAAATCGTAGTTAGGCATTAGACACCTTCAACATTTTAACCAATTCATTATCCACATTGTTAGCAGTTCCGCTAACATTTTTAATACTAACTGAAGTGCTAGTTTTATAAGGGATAGTTAGTTTTTTAGAAGTTAATAATTTCTTAACTTCAGTTTGATTAAGTATATCTCTGCTTGATTGAGAGATAACAAAAGTATCGTTGCCATGCTCAAAGACAAAGTTCTTTTTGTCATTGACTAACTTATGATTATTTACAATTTCTGTAAATTCATTCTTTAATTGGCTAACTAACTTATCGATACTATTTTTAATATCTAAAGCAGTTCTATACTCAACAAGAGTTTGAATTGCTAAATTATTAAGTTTAGATTTTTTAGTCATCTTAACCTCTTTCTAAATGGTTAATCAATTAATTAATTTAATTGATAACTAACTAAACAACATCTTATAACAAATTGCAACATAATAATTAATTAATTGTGAATAACTTTCAAACCCCTGTCATACAAACTTCTTGAAAATTTTAATCATTGACAGAGGTAGTTTGGTTCGGCCGGCCGAAAAAATCTACTATAAGGCAGCGAACCAGGAATGGCTGCCGCAGCAGGTATTTCCTACATTGCCAAAAATAGCAGAAATGCGGCAATGTACTCAAGCCAGGATCCCTGAAGCGCAGCTCCAGCTAGAAGCGCGATTACGATGGTCATCAAAATTGGCAGAATACTTGACATTTTACGAATCAAGGAAAGTGGATTCACCGGCTCGCCGGCCGGTAAAAATTATACTATAAGAAGCAGCCGTGGTAACGGCTGCCATCAAAGGTATTTTTTGTGTCACCAAGAACACTCATAGCGAATCGTGTGGCCTGCCTCTATCTGAGTGCGAGCCCAATCACATGCCTCTTGGTCTTGTTTCTTATAATCCTTTACTGACTCTTCTTGCCACTGTTGGCCCCAAAAGAACCCATCAGATGCGAACGAATCAAAGTAATCCGACTTGATTTGCTTTTCCCATTCATCCAACATCTCCCTGGTTAACACTAGTGGTTCATCTCCAGCATTAAAACCAAGATGCCCAAGCATACTATCCTTCTCAGCAGAAGAGCCATTCTTCTCCTGCCATTTACGATTCATGAAGACCTGCAGTCTCGCATGCTTACGCCAGTCAAAAACTCTCTCACCTGAAGAGCTCATCATATATTGGTCTAATCCCATATCTTTCTCCTTTGTTAGTGTGGCCGTTTGCAAAACTTCTAAACGGATTCAGTAGCCACGTTACAGACTGGACGCGCGCCTTATTACAGCAATAACCAGTCCTAATAACAATGAAGGTTTCGCATCTGAAACATCTCAGGGCCCATCTTCATTATTACTGATACTTATATAGTTATAACTTGTTATAATGTCAACTCCTAAATTCATTTTATTTGAACAATTACCCGAATGGTATGAATTACTCAGCTTCCCGGCTGCCGGTCCGGCTGCCAGTTTACTATAAGAGTGACCAAATTCTGCGGCTGCCGTCAAAGGTATTTTCTGCAGCTCCTGGCAGAAGCTGCAGTATTCAGGATCCATGACCCTTGAACAATGGCTGTTTTCTGCGGATTCATGAACCACATCTCAGCCAGTGACCGGCCGGTAAAAATTGTACTAAAGAATCAGGTCACAGGAATGGCTGAAGTCTGCGGTATTTCCCGTGCATCTCAGCTTCCTGGCTGGGCAGCGAGAGATGGTATAAAAAATGGCTGATTTCTGCGGATTCGTAATCGATGTTTACTGGATCGGCCGGCCGGTGAAACTAGAACTAATAGTTTAGGTTTTACTTGTGGCTGCCGATCAAGGTATTTTGCAGATCCTCCTCAGTCCATGAGTTAGGAAGCCTGGTTCCTGAACCCTGGTCCAGTAGTTTGAGTCCATGTGTACTCAATTCACGGATCACAGATCCTGGGAATACAGCTACACCATCAAGGGCCCCTGGCCCTTTGCTAATCTCAACAATAATAAAACTTTTGCCACCATGCTTTGCATGAGCATAATGCCATGCAATTTGTTTAGAAGAAATGATAACTTTCTGTAACTTACTACATTTTAATTCAGCCCAAAATTGAAACCCTTTTTTACTGCCTTTTTTCTTAAAAACTCCAAATAAATCAGGTACTCCAGGTGATGACCACGACTCAATTCTAGTCCAATTAACATTCGACGTCTTTGCTTTAATTTTTTTCCAAAATTTTTTCTCAGGACGCATTATTTATTTCTTTTTGTGTCAAAATTTTATGACAATTTGAGCATAAAATATCACATTTTTTTACCTCTTTGACTATCTTATCAAGCTGTGCCCAACTACTTTTTCTAAAATTTGAAACGTTTTTAGACTTAAATTTTCTGTCTCTATGATGAAATTCCAAAGCATAAGGACTCTCATTGTAGCCACATTCTAGACACCCTTTTGACATTTTATAACTATTTAAATAGTTACTAACCTTGTCATACAATTTCTTTTTATATAATTTCTTATAAATTAAATTCTTCTCAAAGCTTTTTGGCTCTCTCCAATTTTCTTTAAAGTAGCCATCCTTCTTCAACCTTGCAGTAATGTATCCGTCAAATATATATCCATCTTCTCTCGCCTCGCCACATACAAACAACTTGTTAGTCTTTGGATTCAATCTCTTCATGAGATACATCAATTATGGTTTCCGGGAACCTATTCCTAAGTTCCTTTAGTCTATCCTCCACTTCTAACTTACTCATTTTATCAATTGATCCAGTCAATATTTCTTTACGATCCACATACAATCCAGCAGCTCTTCCACGAGAAACTTCAGCGTTTACTGCCGCAGAATAGTTTTTATCAGCTTCTGCACTTTTACTTAAATGATCTAATCTTTTCATATGTCTTGTAAGATTTGACATATACTTCTTGTGAACTTCTTCACGTAACAACGATATATATTGCGCAACTTTAGGAAATTCTTTCGCAGATTGTAATCTACTGGCATAAACTCTAGCAGTCTTTTTAGGATACCCCGCAGTTATAGCACATTCCGTTGCACTCTTTTCCCCATCATATCTGACAAGTAATTCAGCAAACTTTCTTTGCTTCGAAGTTATGTTTATATCAGTTAATTGGCTCATTTCTCAAAGTATAGAATGTTTTTAACAGAAATTGTATTAAAAATCAAAACGCCTCACGCACGCTGGCTTTGGTTACACCTGGTTACACCTAAGTTACACCATAGTGTAACCTTTTTTTGAAGCTGGATAAGGGTTTCAAGACCGGTTACACCGGTTACACCATTTTGAACTTTTTTTTGAAAATAAAATCTAAAATATTTTCTATGCATTCTATACTTTGAAAAATTTAGGATCTTGATCTAATAATTCGTTCGGAATGTACATATGTCTCCTCATAGCATTAAATCCATTACGAACCAAATCTGTCCACACTTCTTCCTTAATAATTACATCGTTTTTAGGATTTAAGAAATGTATGGTGACTCTGCCACATTTATGACAATGTTTAATATCTCTAATTGGACTGTTTGGGAGTGAATAAGAGGACATTTGGTCCCTCCAATTGTTTTAATTGTTGTTGGATAATTTTTTTATCAAATATTTGATATTTATTTAATAAAGCTAGCGCCCTAATTTTTGAGGAACCAGGACGCATGCCTTTTATGATACGATGTAGTATACGTTGGGATACGTTCATGACCCTTCCCTTCCGATCCGTTCCTAATCACCCAGCTTGACACCTCAAACATCAGCTGTCTTTCGTATTTAGATCGGAAAGAATTATACAACATATTACAACAAATCGCAATAATTACCCTGCAAACTTGTAAAATTCAGTTCTTTTACAATCTTCACAGAATCTCTGTAATACCGACGATATGTCAAATTTTTTGTGACACAAATTACAAGGACGTTGTCCGATCTTCTCTGAAGCAGGACTATATCTCTTTAATTGCCGGTGCTTATATTTAGGCGTATGACCATTTTTAATTCTAATTCGATGTAATCTGCCTGCAACAGCATTCTTACTTTTGTTCATTCGTATGGCAATATCTCTTACCCTTACGCCCTTTTTATCCAACTCAATAAGTCTTGCATTATCTTCGTCGGTCCACATGTTTTGCCAGTGCATATATCTCTCCTTTTTGTTATTTTATTTATAAACCACACATTGTCTTCCTCACTGTAGACATAGGTGATAACTTTATCTTTCTTAATCGTATTATAATATATCAAAACGACGGCTCCTCTCCTTTTTTAACTTCTACTACGGGTTTACTCTGGATAAATTTTGTAGTTTTTGAATGACCCAGGGTCCAGGGGCGGTCCCCAATAAAAGTTGTCGAGTTCATTCGAAAGCCCACCACTCCAGGCTTGTGCGTAGTGCTTACTTTCATCGAGTTCCCCTTGTGAGTCACAAACCTTACACTGTTCAATTGACTCCTCTGCTTCAAACGATAACCGGAGGTACCCATTACCTTTGCAATTGTGACAAATTATCGGCATTCTTCATCTCCCGTTCTATTAACTTTTCAATATACCCACCAACTGTTTGGTAGCTTACCTTAGCTAATTTTTTTATATTCTCATGTACGGATGGCTTAATTGCTATCGTGGCGTACCTTGCTTTCATTTTCTTTTCCATGTGTCTTCACCTTTTACAAATGTTTTGCGATCCGTTGCGAGCCAACCGATCACTCCAACCCATTGGTTCAAGTGGATATGTCTCCACACTAACGTAGGTTCTTTTTTCTTAAACAAACCAAATAATTTATTTAACATTTTTTCCTCCTAAAACTATTTCTCCTGCAATGGCCGCATAACCTGCCATATCAACAAAATGGTCTTTCACTGCTTTTCGTGATTTAGTTCTACCAACTTTTAATAACATCATCATGATAGCAACTTCATCAGCTGTAATGGGCAAACCCAAATAAGCCGACCACAAATCTGCAATGTTTTTATTATTCTCAACGCACTCCCCATGAGTAAATTCACGCGCTGCGACAGCTTCATTAGCTTCTTCTAAGATAACTGTTTTTGTATCACTATCTGTCATAGTCTTTTATCTCCTTTTTTATAACGAACTAAAGTGTGACCGAGTCGTCTCACACGATGATCGGCACAATCATTCGCAAATTCTTTTGCACACCGAACGGAGCAAAAATAATTTAATAATCTTTTTTTCTTTGTTTCTTTTTCTGCACAATTGATACACTTATCCGACATAATTATACCTTTTACGCATAATTTTATGCAAACGTTCCCAACGGGCACGTTCAGCAACTTCTTTCCAATTGGTACAATCTCTTTTTGCTGTTTTGCTCACACGAAAATATTCATTATAAATGCGTTCACGCATTCTGCCTGAATAATATGTTTTACTTTTTGCAGGTTTCTTTACTGGACCCATGTCGCCATCATACCGCGTATGCCTCCATAATTTATTTCAATGATATAAAGAACCGATAAAGCTAACAAAACGGTTATAAAAAGAAACCGATGAAATATGATAATCATCGCCAACAACGCAACAATGATAACTCCAAGCTTTGTGATAAACATTACTCCTCCTTAAATTTATCAATTAATTGTTCGTTAGTGCTGTCGTCGATAAAATAATTGTAACCGTTTAATTCAACACGCATAGCTTCCTCTGCTGTTACAACAATAAGCATTTTACCTATTTTTATTTCTGTACGTTCCATTCTTTCTCCTTTCTAATGTGAGTAGGGGGATTCTTTGACTACCCCCAACCTTTTCCCGTCCAGTCAAATATTCCTATTTAACAAGTACTTCAGTACCTACGCTTGTACCCTCA